GATCGGCTACACCCTCCGGGCCATCAAAGAACAAAAACTGTATGAACAGGATGATTACGAAAATATGGAGACATTTGCGCAATGCGAATATGGCCTCTCGCCTTCCACTGTCTCAAGGTTTATCGCAATTAATAAGAAGTATTCTTTGGATGGGAATTCTGAACAGCTCCGCCCGGAGTTCGTCGGTATCGGCAGCACCAAGCTGGCAGAAATGCTAACTCTTCCGGATGCCGACTTCGAACTAATCCGGCCTGAGACCACCAGAGAGAGTATCCGGGAACTAAAGGAGTTCAACCGGACGGTTCCGGAAGAGGGGGAAATCACGGAGCTGCAACAAGTAATTATCCAGTTTTACAAGGACAATCCGGATATTCTAAACGGAATATACGGTGCCGGCATACAGAATACAGATGACCTAGAAGAACTGGTCTATCTGGTCAACCCGTCCGGTAACCGGACCTATCGAAAAGGATTGTTCTTCCTGATGCTGTACAGCCAGCAAGAAGGGCTTAAAATCAAGAAACACGGCCAAGAGCCAGGGGCAATGAGCTGGATCCGATTTCTGGAGATAACTAAGGATATTTTCGACCCTGCAGACAAGGGCAAGAAAACATATGAGGCTTATTTTGGTATTCCGGCAGCACCGGAGCCGCCGCCGGTCGTAGAAGTCACTAAAGCTAAAGCGGAAAAAGTTGCGCCGGCGCAAGAAAACCTTGGAAAACCTAGAAGAAAACCCGATTTTACCCCTGAACAGGAGGCATCAGAAGACCGGCAGGAGGACATAGGCGTGGAGCCGGCTGCAGAGGAACAACTTCCGGGCCAGGTAGAGATTGAAGAATACCCGGAAGCCCTCCCTGAAGAATATCCACAACCAGAGGCAGAGACCAATAATGTAACGATCCAAGAGGCAGAGAAACAGATCATTGATTTACCAGCGGAAGAGGAAATGCCCGTGTGTAAAACGGTCCGCGCCGCCATGGACATTCTCCAGAAATTACTAAAACTTGTCGATCATATAACCGGTTATGAAGTGGATGCTTTGCAAGAGTTATTAATAAATGTGGAAGTCAGAGAGGAACGAAATGGAAAGACGTCCATTGAATAAACTATTATTTCCCAAGAAGCCTGAAAAAAAGAGGCGTCTGCGTCACCCGCCCAGCATTCTGCACAACAAGGCCGACAGAACCTGCTATCTCTGCATGTTGCTGGATCAGAATTACCGGCGCTACCGGCATCTTCACGAGCATCACATTTTTGGCGGCCTTGCAAACCGGCCAATATCTGAAGCGAACGGCCTGAAAGTTTACCTGTGCCTGTCTCATCATTACGAGGGGCCGGAAAATGTACATAGCAATGCGGGGAACATGGAGCTGCTCCGGCAGGAGGGGCAAAGAGCATTCGAAAGAACCCACACGCGGGAAGAATTCATGAAACTAATCGGGAAAAATTATCTATAAGGCAGGAGGACAAAAATGTTTATCAGACAAAGCAATTTTAAGAAACTTTTAAAAAGTGCCTATGATGGCGCAGGTCTGACAGTAGGAAGAGACGAGGACGGGATACTACTATCAGGCGGATTTTGGATTATCTGGCTGAAGGAAAGTGCCATGAGCAAAAAAGCACTGGCAACAATAATCGAACTCACCAGAGACTTACCGGCAAAAGGAGAGGTCTTTATAAGCACGGATGGGGGTAATCAGTATGAAATCCCGGAAGTAGACCGCTGGGGTCTGCTCCGCAGGGCTGATGATGCAGATGTGCCGTACAAAGTAACCGGAGTAGCGGTAAAGTATGGGCGTGGATATTCCCGGATCCTGCAACACCCCGGAACAAATGACACAAAGATGATTAGTAACTCCATCACAGAAATGATAAGCATAAGAGAAATGGACACAGCAGTAGAAGAACAGCCAATTGGACCGGTTGCGCGGAAGGATTCTTCATCAGTCGTGTATTGGAAGAATAATGTCTGCATATTAGCAGCATGCCTAATCGACCCGCAGGAATATGGAGAAGAGTTGCTTCGGCTCTTGCAAAGTCTAGAACTGGAGTAAAGAAGCGAGGAGGACAAAAAAGTAAATGAAAGCAATCACAATATGGCAACCGTGGGCAACCGCCATAGCGTTGGAAGTTAAAGGAAACGAGACGCGCAGCTGGGCCACAAAACACCGGGGACTGATCGCAATTCATGCGGCAAAAAAATCTTTTCATGAGTGCTGGTGTCGTTATACCGACGGTGAGGCTGCGGAGATAATCTGCCGGAGGATGGCGCTCCCTGAAATCTTCGATTATACGCAGTACTTTCCTCTCGGTTGTGTAATAGCAATTGCTAAGCTGGTGGACTGCATACCAATAACGCCGGAATATGCAGCCACGCTGTCACACGACGAACTCGCGCTGGGAGATTATACACCCGGTCGCTACGCATGGAAGCTCGAAAATGTCCAAAGAATAACGCCGATACCTACTGTTGGAAAGCAGGGTCTTTGGAATTGGGACAGCGACGCGTTTCCGGAGTTCGAGACGAAGAAAAGAAAATAAGGAGGCAGGAGGACATATGAACAAAATTATCCTCATGGGTAGATTAACAAGAGATCCGGAAGTCAGCTATAGCAACACCGACAATTCTACTGCACTCGCAAGATTCAACCTAGCAGTAGACCGGCGCTTTAAGCGTGCCGGAGATTCCACAGAAACGGATTTCTTCAACTGCATTGCTTTTGGAAAGCAGGCGGAATTCGTCGAGAAGTACCTGAAGAAGGGAACAAAGATCCTTGTTACCGGGCGCATACAAAACAACAACTACACCAACAAAGAAGGGCAAAAAGTATATAGCATGCAGATCATTGTGGAAGAAATGGAGTTCGCGGAAAGCAAGAGTGCCTCTTCCGGCAAGGATGGACCGCAAAGACCGGATAGCGACGGATTCATGAACATTCCCGATGGGGTGGAAGATGAAGAACTGCCGTTTAACTAGGGGGATAAAAGAAGAATGAAGCCAGTATTAAAGTACCCAGGGGCAAAAAACAGAATAGCGCCGTGGATATTAGAACATATGCCGACGGATATTGAGGTATATGTAGAACCGTTCTTCGGAGGTGGGGCAATATTTTTTGCAAAACCCCCGTCAAGAATAGAAACAATAAACGATCTTGATGGGCGTGTCGTGAATTTCTTCCGGGTAGCAAGAGAAAAACCGGAACAATTGGCGCAGGCGTTAAGACTTACCCCCTTTAGTCGGCAGGAGTACAACGAAACATACAAACCAAGGGAGGGAAGCACGGACGTAGAAGAGGCAAGAATATTTGCGGTGCAATGCTGGCAGGGATTCGGATGCAGCAACAACTATCATAACGGCTGGCGGTCGAGCCAACAAAAAACAAGTCCACACTGCACTAAAGAATGGGGAGCGCTCCCGGACAGGATCATAGAAGCATCAAAGCGACTTATGAATGCTCAAATCGAATGCTTGCCAGCCGTGGAGCTAATCCAAAGATATAATACATCCGACGTATTCTTGTATGTAGATCCCCCGTATTTGAGCAACACCCGAAAAGGTTATTTGTACCGGCACGAAATGGCGGACAAAGACCACGAGGAATTATTGCATCTGCTGGTTAATCATCAGGGGAGAATCCTGATATCCGGGTATCAATCCGACATGTACGACGAATATCTAACCGGATGGAATAAAGCCCAGAAAAAAACACAAGCAGAGGGCGGGTTAGCCCGTACAGAAACTATATGGATGAACTACAATAAGCAGACAAATATATTTGATTTTTTAGGAGGAGAAGTATGAAAGAAATGTTCAAATTGTCAAGAGGAAGAACAGGAAGGTTAACCATGAGAGTATACATAATCGGCCCAATCACCAATAACCCCTACGCCTTTCCGGAATTCAACCTGGCTGAAACATGGCTAAAGAAAGAAGGATACGAGGTCATAAACCCCGCTGCATTGAACGGTGTAATACAATTCGAGGCAGCCCATGCGGAGTACATGAAGATATGTCTGCCTCTGCTTGATCTTGCAGACGCGATATACATGATCGACGGATGGAGAGACAGCACAGGAGCGTGTATAGAGTACGGGTACGCGCTGGCGAAAGATAAAATAATAATTAAGGCATAGGCTGGAGGAGCAGAATAATTAATGGACGAATGGATAGTAGATAACTTCGCTGGCGGTGGTGGAGCCAGTACTGGCATTGAAATAGCGATTGGCAGGAGTGTGAATGTGGCTATTAACCATGACCCAGAAGCCATTAAAATGCACCGGGCAAATCACCCATCAACAAAGCACTATTGCGAATCCGTATGGGACGTTGATCCAATAGAGGCAGTAGAAGGACATCCGGTAGCGTTAGCGTGGTTTAGCCCTGATTGTAAGCATTTTAGCAAAGCTAAGGGTGGAAAGCCGGTGGAAAAGAAAATCCGTGGCCTTGCATGGATTGTATTGAAATGGGCGGCGTTGGTTAAGCCGAGAGTAATTATTTTGGAGAATGTCGAAGAATTTCAAACCTGGGGGCCCATTAGGAAGGGCAAGCCAATAAAAGGGCGAAACGGTGAAACATATCGAAAGTGGAAAAGCCAGCTTGAAGCGCTGGGGTACGCTATCGAAACCAAAGAGCTGATAGCAGCAGACTATGGAGCACCCACTAAGCGCAAGCGGTTCTTCATGATCGCCCGGTGCGACGGACAGCCGATCATATGGCCAGAGCACACACACGGATCAAGAGACAGCGTAGAAGTTAAGCAAGGATTAGTAAAGCCTTATGTGCCGGCAGCAGAAATAATAGATTGGAAAATCCCGTGCAAGAGCATTTTCGGCAGAAAGAAACCTCTGGCCGAGAACACAATGAAACGAATTGCAAGAGGTTTGCAGAAATTTGTTATAGATAATCCAGAACCATTTATAGTTCCCATTGGTTACGGCGAGAGGGAAGGACAAAAGCCTAGAGTAAATGACATTAAAGACCCGTTAGGGACAATTGTATCAAGCGGAAAGCATTACATATGCACACCCTACATGATCCAGTATCATTCCGAAACTTCCAGCGACTATGTAAGAGGCCAGGAACTGGTGGAGCCAATAATGACAATAGATGGTAGTCCGAGGTATGGACTGGTAAGTGCCTTTGTCAGCAAATACTTCTCCGGAGGGTATGCCGGTGCCGGCAGTAGCTTAGAAGAGCCATTGCCAACTGTAACAGCGATCGACCACAACGCACTATGTACGGCTCATGTCATTAAAATGAAAGGTCAAAATATCGGGCAAGACATAAAGGAGCCGTTGCAGACAATCACCGCAGGAGGGCTGCAT